CAGCTACATTAAACAAGGAAGAACTTATGAAGTTAAATCCAGCACAACTTGAAAAAATTGGTCGTAAACATGGAATTGAGTTAGATAAACGCAAAACTCAAGAACATTTAGTTGAAACTTTATACAAGGTTCTGTGAAACTAGTAAAGAAAACAGTAGACGAGTGGCTAAATGGCATTAGTTACGCTGTTGATCCGAGTTATGTACCTAGCGAATTCGCTCTCGAGTTCGTTAGCTTCATAAAATTGGTCAATGGAGATAAGGGAGAAGAAAACAAAACTCCTGTTATCCATTATAAAATGTTGGACAACATTACTGGTAAAACACAGAACACAGTTAACATGTGCTCACGTGGATTAGCAAAGACTACGATCTTTTCTGAATACCTAATCCTATATTTAGCTGTGTATGGTTCGATTCCAGGGTTTGGTGATGTGGATTATGGGCTGTATGTCTCGGACTCTATTGAAAATGGTGTCAAGAAGATGCGTTACAGGCTAGAAAGACGTTGTCAGTACAGTGAATTCTTAAAAACTTATCTAGAATCTTACAGATTTACTGATATTAGGTGGTATTTTAAGAATAAACAAGGAAAAGAGTTAGTTGTAACGGGTCACGGAGCTAAAACTGGTGTTCGTGGAACGGTAGAACTAAACACGAGACCTCAATTAGCTATGTTGGATGACTTACTGTCTGATGATGACGCACGTTCGCCCACTATTATTGAAAGTGTAGAGAATACGGTGTACTCAGCGATTGATTATGCACTGCATCCTAAAAGACGTAAGGTCATCTGGTCCGGAACGCCATTCAATGCTAAAGACCCATTGTATAAAGCAGTAGAATCTGGTGTATGGCACGTATCAGTGTACCCAGTGTGTGAAGAGTTCCCTGTTAGTAGAGAAGATTTCAAAGGTGCTTGGGAGGACCGATTCGATTATGACTATGTACAAGAACAGTATAACAAGTCTAAAGGTGCTGGCAAGCTAGACAGTTTTAATCAAGAATTAATGCTTAGGATTATGTCTGAAGAGGAGCGATTAGTACAGGATAGTGATCTTACCTGGTACAAGCATGCTAATGTCAAACAAAACATGGGAGCCTTTAATTTCTATATTACAACTGACTTTGCTACCAGTGCTAGAGAAAGTGCAGACTTCAGTACAATTAATGTATGGGCGTATAACAACAATGGTGATTGGCTTTGGGTAGATGGATTCTGTAAGAGAGCTTTGATGGATGAGACTATGGATGCGCTATTTAGATTATCACAAAAGTACAGTCCTCAAGAAGTAGGTATCGAAGTAACAGGGCAGCAGGGGGGCTTTATATCTTGGATACAGAATGAACAGATGAACCGTAATATTTACTTTACGTTGGCAGCTGGTAGAGGCAAGACTTCTCCAGGTATTAGACCAAATAAAGATAAGATGAGTAGATTCCAACAGATTGCATTGCCTTTGTTTAAAGCGGGGAAAATATGGTTCCCCGAAGAATTAAAAGAATCTACTGAGTTAGGTGAAATGTTAGTTGAGTTATCATTAGCAACGTTTAAAGGATTTAAGTCAAAACACGATGACCAAATAGACAATATATCTATGTTAGGTGAGTTTAATGCTTGGAAACCCAGTGAAGTGTCTTCAGGAGAATCTGGAGATGGAAGTATGTTGTGGGATGATGAAGAACCAGAAGCTGAGGGTAGTAGCTCTTATTTTGTTTAAATAGGTTTACACACATAACCTAAGGTGGTATGATAATTGAAAATTATCTTAGGACTATAATATGTATGTTTCTGATTACTTGTCCCATATTACTAAAGGGGAAGTTAAACAACTGTACGTAAGTGACATCGGTACTACCAGCCCTAACACTCTACAAAAAGCAAATATTGCAATTCTTATTAGCTATCTTAACGAAGCTAATCTTGAACTTCACAAACATTTTGGTCTAATACAAAAAGAGTTAATACTTACAGATGTTACAAATAATTCGTTACATAGTGTACCTGTAGATTTTTTGTATGCTATTAGTGCTGAGTTTAATGATGGAACTGAAGTTGCAATTAATAATGAACGTACAAACTTTGTAGATAAAGTAGATTACAACGTATCGTTGCTATTTCCAGCACCATTTAAGATTTTAGTTAAAGGCACAGACAATTTAAAAAGAGATGATATTAGTGTTGTATATGTATCTACCCCTCCAGTCTTAACTTTGACAACTGAATTTGTAGATTTACCTCAAGTATATAATGAGGCCCTTTATAACTACGTAGCTTATAAAGCACATGCTTCTATTAAAGGTGACATGAAAGAAGAAAACAATACTTATTATTTGAGATATCAAGCAAGTATTAAAAACATTAGATTACTAGGAATGACGAATTCAGATAATCTAGATAGCAATGTTAAATTAACAGATAGAGGATTTGTATAATGTCAAATTTCCACTCGTTTTCCCCAAATGATGTAAGCAGTACAGATACACAATACTATTCTACAATTGAATTAGTAGCAGGTGATACGATGCCTGAATTAAATATTATATTAAAAGATAGTAATACAGCCCTTGCAGGACAAACACTTGATGCTACAAACCATGCAACTTGGGCAATCATAAGTTTAGCCGCAGTAGATACTGTAAAAATGAAGTTTAGAAAAATGGATACAACAACTTTATTAGAAACTATTACATGTTCAATAGTTGGTGATGGTACTGCTGGTAATGTAATTATGACATGGCTTGCTGCTACACTTAGTGGTGCTAGTGGCATTTATGAAGGTGAAATAGAAGTCACTTATGATAGTGGAAAAATATCTACTATCCGTGATTTATTAAAGTTTGATGTGAGAGCAGGATTCTAAAATGGCTAAGAACCTAAGAGCAGTTGTTACAATTGAAAAAGCTCAAGCAACAACTACTTATGTAAAAAAAGAAGCTGTAACAAGTTATCAAAAAGCAGAAGCTGTAGCAGCTCGTGTTGATTTTTCTATGAATCAGTGGTTTTATGAAGATTACACAGAAATTAGTGCAGGACAACATACTGGTATATTATTAGCTGAACTGTTTGTTACAGTTATCAATAAAGCTTTAACAGAAAATGTACAAATAAGTGAGTTATATACATCAACTTTTAGTAAAAATTCTACTGAAACACTAAGTCTAGTAGAGTCATTTGCTAGAGCCATTACTTTTAATAGAAGTTTTACCGATGCATTTACATTAGATGACGCAGCTTCAATTGATAAAGATTACTATGGTAATAAAGGTAATGTTGCCTTTATGCTTGATGTTATAGGATTATCTACAGCTAAGATAGCTACAGAAACTGTTACAGTAGGAGATGTATATACTGCTGCTGTTAACAAAGTAGTAACAGAAAATCTTAGTCTAATTGAACTTGAGGCAAAAAGCTTTAATTCACCTAAAACAGATAACTTTTCAGTAACTGATCTTTTTTCAATAGGACGTGGTTTAAATAAAAGTGATTCAATTAGCTTTTCAGATACGCGTTATGCTGCATTAAATAAAATTGTCACTGATTCAATGACAATGACTGAAGTTGTAGGAATTGGTACAGGCATTCCTATTATTGAATCATTTTTAATTAGTGATAGTATAATATCAGAAATCAATAAAGTAATAACTGATGCGTTTACTTTAGATGATAGTGCTTTAATAGATAAAAATTATTATGGCAATAAAGGAAATGTTTGTACAGTATCAGATGTGATAGCTCTTGCTTTAGCATACGTTAGAAGTTACAGTGATTCAATTAGTATAGGTGATTCGGCAAATATTGCGAATATTTCAGGTAAGGTGCTCAATGGAGCATCTTTTAATAGAATAACATTAAACTAGGAGTTTAATATGATACATGATGATTTAAAACTAACAGGTGCTCTCACTATTGCCTTAAATGATGAAATAGTGCAAGAAACCGAGAATCTTGTAGTAACAGCAGGTAAAAACTGGGTTGCTGATAGAATGAATGACGCTAATACCGTTATGACCCATATGGCAGTTGGTACAGGAACAACAGTTGCGGCTGCAGGAAATACCACTTTAGTAACTGAAAATGATCGTAATGCTTTAACATCAACAACTGTAAGTGCTAATGCAGTTGCCTATGTTGCAACTTGGGCTGCAGGTGATGGAACTGCTGCACTTACAGAAGCTGGTCTATTTGATGCTGCTTCGGCGGGTGATATGTTGGCACGTACAGTATTTTCAGTAGTAAACAAAGGTGCAGCTGATAGTATGACTATCACCTGGACAATAACTGTAAGTTAACATGACAGTTAAATTCAGTAATAATGCTTCTGCTTTACTAGATGGGGCTATTACAAATTCGGCAACTTCAATAACACTTGATGATGTCTCGGAATTTCCGACATTATCAGGGACTGATTACACATATCTAACATTATCAAATGCAGCTGCAACTACTATTGAAATAGTAAAAGTTACAGCTATTAATACAAGTACTAAGGTTTTAACTGCGGTTAGAGCTCAAGATAGTACTTCTGCATCAGCATTTGCAGATGGTGATATTTGTGAATTACGATTAACAACAGCTCTATTAACTGATAAAGTTAATGAAGCTGCAGGTGATGGTGGAGTTGCAATGTCAATAGCCTTAGGATAGGAGTTAAAAATGGCAAATACATTTAAATTAAAAACTAAAGCTGGAATAGATGCTTCATTAGTAACAGTATATACGGTGCCTAGTGCTACTACAACAGTAATAATTGGTCTTACCATTGCTAATATAAAAGGAGCTTCTGTCACTGCTGACGTTAAAATAATATCAGATACGTCTGATACTGAAACTAATGCAGATGTATATATTGTAAAAGATATTCCATTACCAGCAGGTTCTTCAGTAGAAGTTATGGCGGGTAATAAAATTGTTTTAAAGGCAACTGACGCAATTCAAGTAAAAGGATCTGTAGCTGATGCAGTAGATGCAACGCTTAGCATAATGGAAATTACAGCATAGGAGATATACAATGCCATATTTAGGCAAGGAACCAGCAAGAGTTCCAGTAACAGCAGCGGACATACCCGACAATAGTATTACTGCTGCCAAGATTATTGATGGTGCTATAACCATAGCTGACATCGCTAATGATGCGGTGACAGAGGATAAGCTAGCGAATTCAATTAATACTGCTATTGCTGCTAATACGGCTAAGACTGGAATTACTTCAGGACAAGCAAGTGCTATAACAGCTAATACTGCTAAGGTAACTAATGCTAATCATAGTGGCGAAGTTACAGGAGCAACAGCACTTACTATTGCTGACAACATAGTAGATGAGGCTAACCTTAAGATTTCAAATACGCCTACCAATGGTTACGCATTAACTGCGCAGTCAGGTAATACAGGTGGATTGACTTGGGCTGAGATTGGTGGTGGACCTTCACTTGGTACTGACAGTA